GGCTCACACAACGTATTTACAAACTCAGAATATTATAAAGCTAAAAAGATATCAGAAAGGGTAAGAAGTGTAACTGATGTAAAAAACATACTGGAGGGTGCAAGATTTGAAATACCAGCAATTGATACCTATAATGATTTAGCATTTAGAGGTAAAGCAGATATACTTAAAGATGGTGTTGTAATAGATTTAAAAACAACTGCTGATATAAAATCATTTGAAAGGTCTGCACATCACTTTTCTTATGACTTACAAGCTGCATTGTATTTAGAGTTGTTTGGAGCATTTGACTTTGAATTTGTTGTAGTTGATAAAAGTACACTTGATGTTGGTATCTTTAAATGTTCTGATAAATTTATTGATAGTGGTAAAAGAAAACTAGACATTGCCACAGAAAGATATTATGATTACCTACAAACAGAAAATATAGAAGATTATGTTACAAGAGGAACTTTGTAAAAATCAAGAGAAGATAGCTTACAAAAGTTGTATTGATAGTTACTTTAGCAGTAGAGATAAAAAAGATATTATGGAATACTGGATGCAACTATTTGAACAGAAAAGGTTTTGTGAAGCAAAAGGAGTAGAAAAAGCATTAGAACTAATTTACATATATGAAGATATAAATGCCAAAGATTAAAAAGAAGATACACTTAAAAAATTGTAATCATAAGCATCAGCGGTATTGTTTTAAAAAAGGATTTATTATTTATCCAGTTGTATCTGGTAATATGTTTAAAGTTTATTGTAATAGAATAAAAGGCAATTACTATATGAAAGGAAAAGAATTTAATAAACAACAATCATTCCAAGCTATTTGGGATTTATACACTAAAATATACAACTATGAATTTAATAAGGTACGAGATTAAAGCTGGGTTTTTTAAAGGCTTTCTGTTTGGGGTTAGACATTACCCTTTTGATGATGAAGAAATGTATGAAGAAGATATAGTATTATACATTGGTATCTTTCAAATAATTTTAACTTTAATATACGAAAAATGAGAAGCACACAAGTACACTATGACAATGGTAAAGGTTATGACGTAATAGACGTTGTAAATGATTTTAACCTTAATTTTAGCAGAGGTAACATACTAAAGTATATTTGCAGAGCTGGAAAGAAAAAGGATGAGTTACAAGACTTATTAAAGGCAAAAGACTATTTAGAACGAGAAATAGAAAGAATAAGGGATACAAATTAGTATCTCTTTTTTTTATTTAAAATGTTAAAATCTGTTAACATAGTTGTTAATTAAATAATTTATTTTATATTGCAGCATATTTAAACAAAAACAAGATGAAAAAATTACAAACATTAGTATTGATTTTAGCACCAAGCTATTTTGTAGGTAGATTATTAATAGGTTTAATCTTTAACGTATAATTATGAAGAAGATACTTACAAGATTCGGGGAGTTATTATTTGGACTTGCAATGGTTATGATTGTAGCTTATATGACATTATGGTTTATATCAATGGTATTAATATTATTTAACAGTTAAAACAAAAACAAATGGAAGAAACAATAGAAATTATTAGAGCTTATGCAAAAGGTAAAGATGATTGGTGGATAGTAAGACAATTAGATATACTGGAGGTGCAAATAAAGATAGAGGTAAACAATGCAGAAATAAGAACTTTAAAAGGAATAAGGGATGGACTTAATTAAGATTGTAAAAACAATAGAACCAGAATACAAGAATACAGACCAATGTATAAATGCTTTACCAAATGAAGTAGAGCTGCAATTAGATAATGAAGATTATTTAATAGAAGTAAGTTTAAAAGAAGGTGTGCTTAAAACTAACTTTTGGCAAGGAGAAGAAAAGTATAATGCATCAGATGATGATATAAACTACATTTACAACTATCTTGAACACCACCTTTTAAATAAGATAGAAGAAACAAAAGTATATTACAACGCACATAATTATAATTATCAAATATGGAATTAACAGAAAAGAAACTAGAGAAGATTAGTGGAGCAATACTAAGCTCATTTATTAACCTACACTTACTAGAAGATGCAGAGAAGATAGGTTTGTTTAGACAACGAGTAAGAAACAACATTAGACGTACTATAAGCGATTTAAAAGAGATAGAGATAAACTACTATAACAAGATAGAAGAAGTTGATGAGAAAGAGCTGGGAGACAAGCTAACTGCCAACAAATTAATATTTCTTGATTGGGTATTAAACAAGTTTGACTTTAATGACTTTTGTAAGATACAAGAAGTATGTTTAGCTTACGAAGCAGACAAAGAAAGAATAACACAAGTAACAGATGAAGTATTAATCAATAGTGGAGCAGAACAAATAGATGAGCAGATATAATTACAACAGACAAGCAGCAGAAGAATTAGTAAATGATTTTTGTGAGATAACCAAATTAAATATATTTGATAGCTCACGTTCAAATGATAAAGCATCTTTTAGAGCATTACTTTACAAAGTATTGAATGAACTAAACGGAATGAATGATAGAATGATATCAGACTGGTTTGCTGATAAAGGTGTTTCAAGAAATAGGTCAAGTATATTTCACGCATTAAAAAAGATAGATGTGTACTACGATAGCTTTACAAGGTTTAGAGTTGTTTATGATATTTACTTTGATGACAAGAAAGAGGAAACAATAAGAAAAGAAAGAGCTAGATTAGAACGTTTAAAGAACAAAACAAAGGCTATTAAACAAATTATACTAAACAAAGAAAAAGATGCCTTAACATTGTTAATAGACACCATACCAGGTAATAAAAGAGATGAAATTTATGAGATGGTAAATCTAAGAGTAAAGTCTTGGGAATGGAAAAGCAAAGACAAATGTGAAATAATAGAGGCAAGTACATCAATGGAAGGTATGCATTGGTAATTAATTTAAAAATAATTGTCTAAATTTTGTAAAATGTCATATTTTTTTTATTATATAATTATATGTTTATTTAGTACCTATTAAATCTTAAGTATGTATTCATACCTAAACATTGAGAGATAATCAAATAAAAATATATTTCTATGTACTGAGGGTAGCTATACCCTTTTTAAAAGTGTTAATAAAATTAGACTAACACATTACAAAATACCATTTATTTTTATTACTTTGTTGCAAACACATTAACTATGTTAGAGAAGATATTTGAATCTCATAATAAGTGGATAAACACCACATTAAAGTTTGGATGCAACAGAGAAGAAGCAGAAGATATTGTTTCTCATATGTACCTTGTTATTGGCAAGATGCTTAAAAAGGGTTTAAATATAGCTTACGGAGATGAAGTAAACTATTACTACATTTACTTAACTTTACGTTCTACCTTTTTACAAATGAAGAATAAGCAGAAGAAACAAAACAAGATATCATTAGACTTGGTGCTTGATTTAGAATCTGGAGAGTATATTGATTTTAATGATGCAAATGATTCTGTTGAACAAGAGCTGAGTAAATTACATTGGTACGATAGAAAAGTTTACAATCTAATACAAGATGAATATAGTATTACAGAACTATCAAAGAAAACTAATATTACATACCATTCATTGTATAATACATACAGAAAGGTAAAAGACAGATTAAAAGAAAAACTAAAAGAATGAAACTAGGAAACCTTATTGAAAGAATAACATACTATACTGGTATCAAATGGTTATGGAAGAAACTATATCCAGATTGTAAGTGTAAAGAAAGACAAGAAAACTTAAACGATATTGAGTTATGGTAGAAGATAAAATTATTTGGAATGGTGTTAAACAAAGAATGACATCAGTGATGTCTAATGAAGATTTTAAGATAATGTGTAAACTACATTCAAAGTATTTTAATCATAAATATAGTGAGCCTTGCACTTGTAATAAAAGAAGATTAAGACAATGGATTGAAGAACTAAATAATAAATTGATATAATATGTACAAAAAGAAACTAATACAAAAGTTGCAACAACTGGTTGATAAATTACCTCCTTGTATAAAAAGGGAACACGTTATGCAAGACTTAATAGATTTAAAACTAAGCAAGACAGATTATCACTTTGTAACACTAAAAGATAAATATAAAGATGAAGAATAAATCAACAACACTACTTGGATTGATTACCTTTTTTTTAGTAGCATCCTTAATAGCTTTGTCAATTATACTAACAGTAATTGGATTACAAATATAAATTTTAACAAAACTTTAACATTTTTTATTGTTTAAAAAGTATTATAGTATTGTATCTTTGATGTATAATTAAAACAAAAACAAATATTATGAAATCATTTATATTAAGAAGTCAAAAAGGAAAAGACGTTATGAGCTTTATAAAAAGCATAGAAAATAAAGATTTAACTAATAGAGAAAGATTAGATTTAATTTCTAATTTTAGCGATAGTTGGGAAGAAAACCAATTACCAGAAGGAATAGAGATTACAACTAATTCTTTTGGATTACCAGAAATAACATTAAATAACTAACCAAAAGATAAACCCTTAAATTAATTTAAAGCCTAGCAGTAAAATGTTAGGTTTTTTTTATTATATAAATATATGAATAATCAAATTATTTCAAATGTCAGAAAATAAAAGAGGAGGAAAAAGAGAGGGTGCTGGCCGTAAAAGTAAATCAGATGAAGTACAAATGATTGAACGATTATCTCCATTAGAGCCAAAAGCATTTAAAGCACTTGAGAAAGGAGTTGAAGAAGGGAACTTCAAATACGTTCAAATGTTTTATAACTATTATGCTGGTAAACCAAAAGAAACAAAAGATATATCAATTACATCAGAGCAACCTTTATTTGATTTAGATTAGTGTTTCAAGTTACAACTGCAATAAAGAAACTGTATAAGTTACAGAAAAGAAAGAAAGTAATTCAAGGTGGTACATCAGCTGGTAAAACATTTGGGATACTGCCTATACTTATTGATAGATGTATAAGAACACCTATGCTTGAAACAAGTGTAGTATCTGAATCTATACCACATTTGCGTAGAGGAGCAATGAAGGACTTTCTAAAGATTATGGTAGCAACCAATAGGTTCAGAGATAATCAATGGAATAGGTCTGCTTTAAAGTACACATTTACAAATGGTAGTTACATAGAATTTTTTAGTGTTGAACAACCAGATAAATTAAGAGGAGCAAGAAGAAGTGTATTGTATGTGAATGAAGCAAACAATGTACCCTTTGAAGCATACACACAATTAAGTATTAGAACATCTGGAGATATATGGATTGACTTTAATCCAACTGCTAATTTTTGGGCACATAAAGAAGTTGTAGGCAACGATGATGCAGACTTTATTACATTAACATACAAAGACAATGAAGCATTACCAGAAACGATTGTAAAAGATATAGAGAGTGCAAAAGACAAAGCAAAGGATTCAGAGTATTGGAGCAACTGGTGGAAAGTATATGGACTTGGGCAGATAGGAAGTTTAGAAGGTGTATGTATTCCAGATTGGAAAGAGATAACACTACCAGCAGAAGCAAGGTTATTATGTGGAGGTATGGATTTCGGTTACCAAAATGACCCAAGTACTTATATTAGATTATACAAATACAATGATGCTTATATCTTTGATGAGGTAATATACCAAAAGAAATTACTAAACATAGACATCTCAAATCTATTAAAGCAAAA